ATGCCAGACAGTGTAGACTGGAGTAAGTTACCTGAGTTTGAAAAGGAAGACACTACATCAGGTGGCAGAGAGTTGGCTTGCACAGCAGGTGTCTGTGAAGTTGTTGACTTAACAGCAGCATAATAAGTAGGTGAACCGTCTTGGACACGCAGACGTTAAAGCGATGTGGGATTAGGTGGAAGCCCTATCTAATCGTCATCACGACAGGTGGCGTTAGGATATATCAGGGCGTTGCTTAACTATATATCTGAGCAGGAATTAACCTGCACTTAGAGAAAGGCAACTATCCCTATGTTGGATGTCGGCATAGGGCGATATATCAAATGCTTACTGGATAACGGTAGGTATAGGGCATTCCAAATTTTATTAGGAAAGGAGATAATAAAAATGACAAAGATAGTAATGGAAAATTATCTAACTAGATTTATTAGGTATCTAATAGACTGGAGAAAAACAAGAAAAATTATTAGACATCTACAATCTCTTGATGATAGGACACTTAAAGACATTGGCGTAGAGCGTTATGCTATTTCTAAACTTGCATATACAAAGGTTCAAAAAGATAGAAATGAAAAACAGTTAGAATTGGATTTAAAGTAATGGTTCATGTAGAATTATCACCAACTGAAATGCACATAGCCAATGCAATATCTAAAGGCATACAAGATTTTTATGGAAACTCTAAAAACAAAAGAGCCATAGACACAAGCCTAACTCAGGAATATAGAACAAATGAAATGGTATATTCTGAAATGTGTGTATCTAAGTATTTAAATTTATATCCTTTCAGTACTTTTGTTTTTGATAAGGTATCTCTGGATGATGGTACAGATTTAGGTGATATAAAATATTGTGGTAAAACAATAGATATTAAAAGTACAAGACATAAAAATGGAAGGATGGTTGTACCCTATAAAAACGATAACATAGATGTTTATATTTTAACCATTGGTGAAAAAGGAAGTTACAATATTATAGGCGGTATGTATGCTAAAGATTTAATTGTACCTGAAAGATATATTCTTCCACCTAACTTTAAAAAGAAATCTTATGTCGCACAGCAGAGTGAACTTATACCTATTGAAAAACTTTTGCTTGACATCCGAAATAAAAAGGAGTAAAATATAATTATGTTTAGTAAAAAAAGACCAACAATTTATATTGGGTTTGATCCAAAAGAGGAGAATGCTTATGAGATCTTACGCCACTCAATTATGTTATACAATAAAAAGTATGACATTATACCTATTATGCAATCTGCATTACGTAGAGCAGGTCTGTATAGGCGGTCTGCTAGGCTTGATAGCATTGACGGCAACCGTGTAATGGTTGATGTGTTTGATGGTAGACCATTCAGCACAGAGTTTACCTTCACACGTTTTCTTATTCCTGCTCTGAATCAGTATGATGGACTTGCATTGTTTATGGACAGTGATATGTTTGTTAGATCTGATATTGGAGAAATCTTTGAAGAGTATGGACGCAATGAACAGTATGCAGTACAGTGTGTAAAGCATAACTACAATCCTGATACAGGATTAAAAATGGATGGACAGATCCAACAGAAATATAACAGAAAGAACTGGTCAAGTTTTGTGCTGTGGAATTGTTCTCACCCATCTAATCTAAACCTAACTGTTGACGATGTAAATACAAAATCAGGATCATGGTTACATGGATTTAGTTGGTTAGAGGATGAGGAAATAGGCGGTATCAAAGAAGAATGGAACTGGTTAGATGGCTGGTCACCTGAACATGTAAATCCTAAAAATGTCCACTTTACTACAGGTGGTCCTTGGTTTACTGACTGGCAACCTAAACGACAATCAGATGCAGACTATGCAGGTGAGTGGCAGACTATGCATTCAAAAGTTTTTATGGATAAAGTAATGGGAGATATATTTTAATGTATACATTCGTAACATCCTTTAGCGAAAGTGGTTATCATGAGTATGCTAAAACTATGCTTGAAAGTGTAGTAGATAAGTGGAATCCAAAACATTTTAAACTTGTGGCATACTATCATGACTTTGATATTGATAGTCTTAATCCACCGCAGAGTGACGCTATTGAATATCGAAACCTAAATGATGTTACAGAGATGCTTCAGTATCGTGAACGTATGAAGAAGCATGACGGTACTGAAGGTGGTCAGATGCAGTACAACTGGCGGCTTGATGCTATCAAGTGGTGTCATAAGGTTTATGCAATGACTGAACTTGCATTTGAAATGATGGAAGATGTTTATGACGAAAGTAATTGGTTAATCTGGCTTGATGCAGATACAGTTACACATAAACTTTTGAAGAAGCATAGTGTAAAAAGATGGTTACCGGATCAGGTTGATCTTGTACATCTTGGACGTAAGGATGTAGACTATAGCGAAACTAGTTTTATGGGTTTCAACCTTTCACAGCACAACACATGTAGTCTTCTTGCTGATTTACGTGGTGCTTATACTATAGGTGAAACTGTTGCTTATCGTGAATGGCATGATGGATTTATCTTTGAACGTCTTCTAAACATTTATAAGGCACATGGTATGCTTGTGCATAATCTATCTGAACATGCTGCAGGATTAAAAGCATTTGATCAATCGCTTCTTGCAGAATACTTTACACACTTTAAAGGTAATCTAAAAAAGAAAGCTAATAGTATGGAAGTAGCACCTGATATAAAAGGTCCAAGACGTTATAAACAATTAGCAGATATGGTAAAATTTTATAAACCTACTAAGATTGTTGAGACTGGTACATGGAATGGTGGACGTGCTATTGAGATGGCTCTTGCTGCTTTTGAACATACTGATCATGTACATTACATTGGCTTTGATCTATTTGAGGAAGCTACAGAAGAGTCTGATAAATATGAAATGAATACCAAGGCACACAACATGTTAGAAGCTGTTGATAAAAGGCTTGGTAATTTTTCTGCAGCAATGCAAAAAACAAATAAAATATTTACTTTTGAATTATACAAAGGTGATACAAAGAAAACCTTGAAGGAATGTGAAGGAATTAAAGATGCAGACTTTGCATATATTGATGGCGGTCATTCATATGAAACAGTAAAGAATGATTATGACTTACTAAAGCATATTCCTGTTACTGTTCTTGATGATTATTTTTCAAAGGATGCTACTGGTAATCTTCCTCATGAAGATAATTTAGGAGTAAACAAACTAGTGAAGGAGATTGAAGCCTATGCAAAGGTGGTACTGCCTAGTTCTGACGGTGTTCTTGGTGGTGGCATTACACATCTTTGTTTTGTAGCCAACAAGAAAGGTGTAGAAAAATTACCAGATGATTTAACACGTGTACCTATTGTTGTTACACCAAGAGATTCACGTCCTAAAGAAGAGATAATTAATAATGTAAAAGAAAATAAAAAACTTATTAAAGATTTTGACTGGATTCAAACAAGCAAGATTAATAATGAGACAGCAATTATTGTTTCTGGTGGTCACTCAATAGACTTTGATCTATTAAAAGAACGAATCAAAGCAACAAATAATAAAGTATTCTGTGTTAAACACAGTTATCCTAAGTTACTTGAGCATGGTATTCAACCATTCTCATGTGTCATTCTAGATCCTAGACCTATTGATGGCACAAGTACACATGGTGTATTACGTAAGGATCTGTTTAAAAAAATAGACAAAGAAACTATATTCCTTGTAGCATCTATGACAGACCCATCAGTTACTAATCATCTTCTTAAAAAGAAAGCAAAAGTAAAGGGATGGCAAGCATACTCAGATGCTTTACGTGATATGAATATAAAAGATAAAGTTGTAGTTGATAAAGAAACTGGTATTGAAGAAGGCTCAACACTTATTACTGGTGGTACATGTGCAGCAATGAGAACTATTGCTATTGCTCATACACTAGGGTTTAGAAACTTTGAACTGTTTGGTTTTGATTGTTCTGTTGAAGGTGATATGACAGAAGAAAAGAAAAAACAATCTACCGATACAGAGCCAAATAAAAATAAATACATGCAGGTAGAGATTGATGGTCAAAAGTTTTGGACTACTGGTGAACTACTTGCCATGGCACAGGACTGCGAAAAGTTATTTGATAACATGGAAATGGACATGGGTATAACATTCCACGGTGACGACACATTATGTTCTGCTGTATGGCAAGGATCTAAACGTGGAAAAGAAAAACATTACACGGAGTTGTTAGTTGCCTAAATTAGATAAAGAAAGAAAAGAACAGTTCTGTCAAAACTATATCCTGCATCGTAATGCTACAAAGGCAGCGAAGGATGCAGGATATAAAGAAGCGTCTGCATACAATCAGGGATATAGGCTTTTAAAAGAACCTGAAGTTCAAGAACGTATTGAAGAACTTGCTAATGAAATATCAACAGACATTGATGTTATCTCTGAGATTGAAAAGCAGTATGAAACAGCACGTAATGCAGGACATGGTACTACTGCACTTAAAGCACTAGAACTTCTGTCACGTGTACGTGGTAATAATTCTGATAGTGAAGATATATCTGAAGATTCTCTTGAGTTAGAGATAACAAAATTAATGAATGTGGTAGGCTTTGATAAGATGTTTAGTCTAATGGAACAAGCATTCCCTGCTGAGTTTATACCTGATCCATTAGACGAACCTGAAGACTTTGACGAGTTAAGTCCATATGATGAATTACTTTTTACCGAAGAATTTAGTAGCACTACGGACACCGAAACTAGCAGCGACAATGACACCTAGTGTATACTGATACCATTCAGGCATTGTTGCTAATGCTTCAAAGCCATCTGATACAACGCCCCTTCCCCAATCACCACAGAAACTAAGAACAAGTGGCACAGAAAAAATAATAGTAAGCCACTCATCCTTCCAACTAGATGCAGAAGCATCAGCCATCTTTAGATCCCAATCAATCTCACCAGTAGCTTTCTTCTGCATTACGATAGCTTCAGCTTCAGCTTTGGCTATGCGTGTCTTTGCTTGTGCTTTCTTTTCTTCTACCTTG